GTTGCTGGCTTTCAGGGTGGTACAGCCAGCATTGAATAGACCAATAATTTGTCGGGCTGGGGTCAGCGGTTGCGACAACCATACAGTCTGCTGGGTTAAGGCCGGGTGGTATTTCCCAACGGTCACGGTCCTTGTCAATACAGCCAATGGACTGACCATGACCATACACCCACTCGTTTCGGACAAGCACTTCGTCAAGGGCGAGGTCTTGTTGCTGGTAGACGACGGCAAAGCGTTCGCCTCGGTTGGACATGAGGTTTGAGATTTCTCGCCAGGGTAGTCGCCGTGGGTCAAGCAGACAACCCACGGGGTAGGCTTCAGAACCCCGCTTGTGGTTCTCCGGCGAACACTTCTCTTCGTAGTGAGCCTTGTAAAGAAGGTGCTTGTACTTCTTGTCATGGCGAAGGTTCGCAATCTCGTCATCGCTGAGAACGTCTAGAACTTCGTCATCCTCAATCGGCTGGGTCATGTCTAGGGCAAAACGGTACAAATCGTCAGGAGCAAGACGCTGGCCAATAAGAGCGAGCATACCTGCCGGTTCAAGTCGCGTCTCAGCCACGTCCTGATACCAGTCCTCCATCGCTTCACGTTGCTCAGCACTACGGACTTTTCGAGGGTCCACGAGGTCGTCCCAGAAACAGCCGTCGAAGCGGCCGCCAATAAAACCAGAGTCCATACCGTAAGCACTTAGCGTTGGTTCCTTTTCTGAGATAGCGCCGTTTTCTTCCGGCTGCATAACAATGAACGCTTCATTGGTCCATAGTTCTTTGTCGAGTGGTTTAAAACGTCCGAAATCTAGCGCCAGGGTGGACTCGGCATCTACCGCTTGCCCACGTGCCTTAAGTTGATCGTCAGCCTGTTCGGGGATGACACGTTCCAGCGAACGACGCACACGCATCAGGTTTCGCTTGGCAAGGCTCATGGTGGCAGAGCCAGTAAGCAGACGCACAGAACGGTTACGGCAGATAATCCAGCACGTCAAGTCGTGAAGCAGAGTGGTTTTACCGGAGCCTGGTGGCATGTTCATCACCACGTACTCTTTGTTCTCCGACTCCAGCAGTTCAACTAGCTTGACGCCAGCCTCTTCCTGCCACGGCGTAGAGACACGACCAAAGTACCGACGTCGAAAGTAGCCGAAATCCTCAAGTGCCTGCTGAGCTTCGGCGCAGAGTTTCTCGTAGGGCTTGGGGCCATCGAGTTTTGCCTCGGCTTTTAACTCACGGTAGTTAGACGCCGACGAGTCAATGTCGGTATTCGCCCTGAGTGCCTGCGCGGCTTTCTCTACGCGGTAGGCAGTCGCCTCAGAAAACTTGGCTTTTTGGGCGCTTTGAGCAATAGAGAAACCAGCCGCCCGTGCCTCAAAATACTTCTTGCGCTGGACGGGTGTAACGGCCATTAACTATTCAATGCGGTAGCCAACAACCCTGCGATGCGGTACTGGGGCGCATTGCCGTAGATTGTAAAGACACCGCCATTGCCGTCGCTGTAATCAGAGACAGCGACGACAAGGCAGTAGTCCTCAACAACGGGCATCTTCCACTCTTCTTCGTCGAGAAGCTCGGCGTTGATGCTCGTCAGAAACTTGGGGAGGTTATCGTCCAACCACGTCTTAAGTGAGTTTTCGATTACGTCCCCGTGGCTCATTAGGCAGCCGGGGTCGTCGGGGTTTCGACCGGAGCGGGTGCAACGGCAGGCGCCGGAGCCTGAGCCAACAGCGAGTTGACAACGTGGTCAGCAGCGGCAATATTGGCCTGAAGGTTATGCGTTTTGACAAAGTGCAGAGCTTCAATGGCAGCGGCAAAGATGGCAGGCAACGAAACGGCAATGCCCTGAACGAACGGGGGAATAACAAAGCCAGGGTGGACAAGCGCCAGAATCGACGTCGCCCCCGACAGTACAGCTGTGATGTGAGTGCTGATGTTTTTGGTCATACCCTTATAATACACGAAAAACCCCACCTGTTACGGTGGGGTTTCTCGCGGAAGGGTTTGAGTGCTTGCCCGTTGTGGACGTCACTAACTTACCACAAACGGTATGGTATTGCCACTACAACAAAATTTTAGGTTGGTTGTGCGCCCACTGCACTCGTGCCTCGATGATGGGCCAGTAGTCCTCGGTCATCTCGCAGCCGATCCAGTCGAAGCCTTCGAGGATTGCGGCGACGGCAGTAGATCCGCTACCGAGGAACGGGTCAAGCACGGTTCCGCCTGGAGGCGTGACCATCTTGACGAGGTAGCGCATGAGGGCGATGGGCTTTACGGTGGGGTGGAAGTTCTGGCTTGGCTTGGTACTGAACTTGTCCTCAACGCTCCCCTTGGCTTTTCCTGCTGGCTCGCCACTTTGTCCGTTGAATACTTTGCCCTTTTCCGGCAGCCCTTCCAGCCCTGCGTTGCGCTCGGACTTGCTTGCCTTAGCGCAGTAGAAAAAGCGGCCTGCGTCGTTTGGAAACCCTGCCAGCACTTCCTCGCTTCCGTCGTGGATGACGTTGGCAGGCCAGCGACCAAGGGCAATGGTGGGTTCTTTTGACCTGTCTCTTGGCTTGTCGGTGACGTAGTTGTTTGCTCCATTAGGTATCCCACCACTGGGATTTACCATTGTTTCAGTTCCCACCCTCGACCCGTCAATGTTCAGCGCACCCGTTCCCCACTCCAGCACGTTCGAGGCCACTGTGCCGGTCAGGGGCTTGCGAGCGACACAGATGGGCTCGTGGGCTGGCTTTAGGGCTGTTCCCCAGCCTTGCCAGCGTTGGGCTTCGGGGGATTGAGGCTTCGGGGGTTCGTAGCCTTTTGTCACGGGATTAGGCAGGTTTTTGCCAGTTCGCCCAGCGACGGTGAATGCGCTTGCCTCGTGTTCGAGTAGTCCTGCTGCCTTGTCTATCGCCTTGCTCACGTCCAGCGATTTTGGGAAGCCCGAGCCGTAGAGCCACATAATCTGGTCACGGATTTCGAAGCCAGCGTCTTCGATAGCCACGGTCATCCGGTGATAGGTGCGAGAACCGGAGAAGGCGAGCAGGTGTCCACCTGGCTTGAGAACTCGTAGACACTCACGCCACATCTCGGCGTTGTAGGCGATGCCCGAAGCATCCCACGATTTGCCCATAAAGCCCAGCTCGTAGGGTGGGTCGGTGACGATGCTGTCGATGGAGCAGTCCGGCAGGGTTTTGAGCGTTTTTAAACAATCCTCTTTAAATAACATGCTTTAACTCTACTACAAATTATTGCGAGGACCTAAAAAATTATAGAAAATTTGAGGCACCGGGGTGCAAAAGTTGCACCTTGCAATAGTACGTCTGAGCAATAGTATGTCTCAATAATAGTAAAGCCCCCGGTGACTATGCCGGGGGACTTTACTTGCATCGAACCCGGACTTTCCGGGGTACAACATTCAGGACCCCCATCCTAGCACAAAAGGCAAAGAAAGGGGGCGTAGTCGGTGTTCAGACTCCCGCGGCTTACTAGCCCATTTCTCCGCGTTTTACTTTACCGTTTCTCAGTAGTCGTCCGGCTCCGCGGGGTGAACGTCCATAATCGACTGAGATTCAAACTTGGCGGCAACCGCCGTGCATCCGGCGCAGTTACACAGCTTGCCGCAACCACAAACTCCACACATTATTTCTTCCTCGCTTTTCCGGCCTTTGCCAACGCAATTGCTACCGCCTGCTTCTGGGGCTTGCCAGCCTTCATCTCCGTCTTAATATTCGCGGAGACAGTCTTGCTGGATTTACCGGGCTTTAGAGGCATAGTTAATTGTACCAGCGAGGTCCCAAAAAAGTTACGCCGAAGGTCTTGCACACGGCGGTCAGAGGTGTACAATAAGGTATGGGTTCCGTGAACACTCGACGTTCCAACCGCCGCGCAAAGATGCGTCTTAAGGCAGAAAAGGAATACATCAAGTCGATGAACGCCACCAAGAACGGTGTTACCGTTACGAAACTCACCCCGGCCGAAGTTGCGGCTATGATCAAGAAGAACTAACAGTTTTATTTAGAGATGTCTCCCACAGACTAGGTGGGCGTGGGTTGGAGTCCCGGCGGGGTGGTTGACCGTACTTAGCCGGTTAGAGCGGTATTAGGTTGGCGCACGTCTAATTACCCTTAGATGAAACGGCGAGACCCTCGGCGGGGTCACAGCCTCTCCTTGCGCCGTGCGGTGGTAGCAGCCTGTCGAGCAGTACAAAAAGGTGAGGGAACGCCGGGCGAGTTGTCTTTAATTAAGAGAGTTCCCTTTCGACAGGCGGATGCAGAGAAGAGGGTGTGCGTCGAAACTCCAGCGATCTGAACACTCGGCTGAGAGGGTCTGCTGACAGCGGTTTTGAAGTACTTTCTAAAGCTGGTTTGACAGTACCCTTTGTCTCCAGCCTGGCGGCTGTAGACGTGTGGAGTTTTTCTTTTAATGCTTTTAACCACCAGCGCCGCGAAGCGGTGATGGACCCACAGAAAGCCTGATGAGCAAAGGGATTGGAGAGAATGACAGTTTTCCGTTTCTTGGATACCTACAAACAAAACAGCCCCCGCCTCGGCACTATCCCAGTCAGAGATGGCGGACTAGCGGACTATCAGGCGTAGAGATGGTGAGTAGGGAGGGATGTGGGGCGTTTGATGTGTTGGCATTGTCTAATCAACTCTCCCGCTACCGTGACTGAC